CGGTGGGTTCTTTTGACAGGTTTAACCTGTCTCGCTTCCGGACGGAGTGATTACCGTTCTTGAAGAAGCGAACCTGCACCTAATCAGTGCAGTAGCCGGGTTTCCTTGATTGGAGGTGGGGCTGATCACCCCTCTCCTTCAAGGATCCAACCACTCGTTAGGAGTCTTTATGGCCAACACGCGTGACACCGTTTCGAACCCGCAGCCCCCCACAAGGGAGTTCACGGAATTCGAATACACAGCCTTCGCCTTGATCGTTGTGCGCAAGCACAAAATCTCGGTTCCGGCAGTGGATGTCCAGTCTCTCAGTGATGAGGAACTGGCTCGTCGTGTCGATTTGCTTCGCGAGCTGGCGCACTTGCCCCCGACCTAGTCGGACGAATGGTGGAAAACTAGCTCCATCATGTAAATGATGGTTCCCTACCGGCGTAAGTTGGTAGGCGTGTGATATGGAGAGCGTGAGTAAGTGGACCGAACCATCTACGATACGGGGATTGCTTGGGGAACCTTCGTCGAGCAGTCTGTGAAGACGCCCGGATTCATGACAAAACAACGTCTTGATGAAAGGCTTCCGATCAATCCGTATTATTGGGTTCGTATCGACGGGAAGTCTCCTCGTTTTTTGACCTACAATGGTCTTAGAACGGAGAGACAAGCGAGAGGCTTTGTTACCTTTCGTACTATGGTCGAGAACGGGTCGATTACATCGTCCGTTACCGGCAAGAGTATCCCGTGTCCATCCACTGCCAGCGAGAGATCGCTGGTCAGTAACAAGCTCCTCCGGAACATTAAGGACATGGAGATCGATATGGGCGTGTCATTGGGTGAATACCGCCAAACAGCGGCGTTCGTCCAGAACACGATCATAAAGACAGCCAAGTCGTTTAATGCTCTCCGACGAGGTGACGCGTCTAAAGCCCTTCGCATCCTTACGGGGCGAAGAAACGCATCCTGGCGTGATATACCAGGTGCGGCTTCGGACATGTGGCTTGCTTACTCGTATGGCCTTCGTCCGCTTCTCGCGGATGTTCACGCCGCCCTTTTCTTGCTAGAAAAGGGTTATCAGTCGGCTCCAAAGCCGATTGAAGTGAAGGCCAGTAGCTTTGCCCGGGTGGGCCCCGCGTTCGTTCATTCGGACAGCGGGTACTATCATGGCGGAGCTGCAGGGTACATCCAGACGAGGGGATCTGTCCGTTTCTTTGTGGACAATCCCATCTTCCGCACATTGGATCAGTGCGGTCTGGTTAACCCTCTCTCCGTGGTCTGGGAGTTGGTTCCTTACTCCTTTGTGGTTGACTGGTTTCTACCAGTTGGTCAATTCATCAGCGGAATTTCTCCCCCTCAAGGGGTGAGTTTCGTCGATGGATGGGTAAGCACCCGGACACGCGGCTTGGCTCGTCACTGGACGACCATTTCGTCACCATCACCCGGTTACAATACCGAGGCTGAGACGATCGAAACGACTAAGGCACGTGTTGCCCTTAGCAGTTTCCCGCGTTACCACGTAGTTGTGCCTGATGTCAGTCTGGTCAAAAGCCAGGTTGCGTCGGCCATGGCGTTACTTTGGCAAAGCTTTTCCGGCAATGCCAACGTACGCAGGCGACCTTCGAACTAAAGGTGGCCCTTCCGGTCTCGTTGACGCGCAAGCGTTTAACGGGGTTTTCAATCCCGCTCCTCCTGGAGCATTCCCTCAGGAGATGACCTAATGGGTCAGATCGCTAACATCGTCATCAATGATGGCCAAGCCACCCCGGTGGCCCATACCTTCGCTCCCGCGAAGGCCCTTGCGGACTACGCTCTTCTGGAGGACCGAACCGCTGGAATTTATGTGGGCTATAACAAGCTCACGTTTTCACTCCAACGGCCCACCGGTTCCGCTCAGTCGGCGACTCGCAATCTGAAGCTCTCGATCAAAATCGAGACGCCCAAGCTGGAAGTCGTGTCCAACAACACGGTTTCGGGGATCGCCCCCGCTCCGACGGTCAGTTACCGCCCCGTGGCGGAGCTGGTCGTGACCTTTCCGGAGCGCTGCTCGCTGCAAGACCGTAAGGACTTGCAGGCGTACATCAAGAATCTCCTAGCGAACACGTTCGCGACGGATGCATTCGAGAAGTACGAGTTGCCGTACTAACCCCCGGCAACCAGGGAATCAGATGGCAAGCCTTATGAGCAGTCATAAGAGCGTCGGTCCTCGCATGAGGCTGAACGCACTTTCGTACGCACAACGTCTTTGGGAGGCGATCGACACTCCTGTCTCACTTGGGTGCTACCTTCGGCTTAAACACCGAGAGTACGCCCAGTTGGTACAGAAGTCGATTGTCCCAAAGTCGTATATCGACCCCCTGGCTTTTCAACTCGACTATCAGGCTGTTAAGCTGTTGTCGAAGTATCCTTTCTTGGATACAGGCATAAACCGTAAGGTTATTGCCTTTGGGAAGTTTGAGGAAGCTGAGGCTCTATGCCACAGGACAAATGTCAGATTCCGGTTACGGGAAGACGGCTATCACTTCGATAGTCGCGTCGAGCGGGTATTGTCATTCGCTCAACGGAAAATATCCCATATCCTCGGTTCTGTCCCTAGTCTTGAGACCATGGACTTTAGCTTTGGACCCGGTGCGGCGTACGGGGTACGGAAGGAAACTTCCGTATACAATAAGGTGACATCGACCTTAGAGTGCACTTACGCCTTTGTTGACAAGCTCCAAGAGTTTCTCGAGGAGTTCCCGGGCTGGATCCCTGAAGGGACAGCCACTGTAGCTTTGCTACCGGGAAGTCAACTAACTTTTGTACCCAAGGACGCCAAGACCGATCGCCCAATCTGCATCGAGCCGTTGCTAAACGGCTTGTATCAGAAAGGCGTTGGGTCCTGGATACGTAAGAGATTGAAGTCTTTCGGCGTCAATCTCGATGACCAAGGCACGAACCAAAAGCTCGCGGCCTTAGCCATTGATCGTAATCTCGCTACTGTGGACTTTGCGTCCGCTAGCGACACGATCGCGTACCGTCTCGTCATGGATCTCTTACCGATCGATTGGTTTGAGTTCCTTGAGGTTGCCCGTTGCCCTCGTTATGAACACGAGGGTAAATGGATGAACTTTCACAAGTTCACCAGTATGGGTAACGCATACACTTTTGAACTCGAAACTCTGATCTTTTACGCACTCGCTTGCGGGTGCTGCGAAGAACTTGGCATCGATTTCAGGACAGGTTTCGACCTGTCTGTGTATGGTGATGATGTTATCATCCCACGAGACGCGTTTGACCTTTTTCAGGAGGTCACTATAGCCTGTGGATTCAAGCTCAATGAAGAGAAGTCCTTTCGTGAAGGGGACTTCTTTGAGAGCTGTGGCCACGACTATTTTCAAGGGTACCTTGTACGTCCTTACCTCATTAAGAAGCGTTTAAACACGCTTTCTTCTTCCTTCTATGCAGCGAACACAATTCACCGATTCCTCGGAAGACTCCTTGTGGGAGGCTTGTCTGCGGTATCTCCGCGGACTGACTGTCGTCCTATTATTGATCGCCTTCTCGGCGTTCACGATTGGACTGTTGGCTGTATCCCTGCACGCTTTCGTGCTCTGGGGCCTGAAGGATACGGTGACGGCCATCTCATCTCCGAGCTCGACAGAGCCCGGCCTCATCGAGTCCGTGGTAAACGGGCTTCTTGGGACGGATGGGAGTTCCGAACGCTGACCGAACGAGCAATCGTTCATAAGCGCGAGGAATGGCCGATAGCTTATGCAAGCTATTTCGTAAGAGGTTTGAGCAAGGGTGACACTGCCCTTACTCGGGAGCTGTCGCCTCACGGCGATATGCTCTTGGACATACCCAACCCCACTAACAACGGGGAAGGGTATACCGTCAGAGGACGAGTTCGCGAGGTATGGTCTAATGGATTCTGCCACGGTCAGTGGCTTGGCCCTTATACCGCACTCGGTCTTGTTCATCCTAACGGTGTACACGCATAAAAAGTCAGGCACCGCCGACCGAAAGGCTCGGTAGGTCGCTAGCTTCATAGCTAGTTTCCCAACTGGGTGGAGAGGGAAATATTCCCTTAAGAATTGAG